ACGGTTAATGCAGCAGGCATTACTGCAACGGGTGGGTATCGGTCGGTTACCGGGACATTTGGTATCAGCAGAGTTAGCGGGACCACTCAATATACCCTGTCAGGAATTACCTTGGCTGCAGGTATGTTTGGAATCGTCAATGTATATGACGTGATTGGTGGAGGAACGTACTGGGAAACGGTCCAATTCTTTTGCCCAACCTCAACTTCAATCCAAAAAGTAACGTCAAACTATTACGTTGGAAACACATGGAGCTTCGCAAATGGAATCTCTAATTCGGGTTCGTCGTTAATCTTTCTAGGTGGAGGATCTAGCGAATCAGCTAATGCCTTTAACTTTTCCTTCGTGTACTTCCCAATCACTTGAGCTTGTCGAGTACCTTGCGAATACTGACACCGGACACTCCGGAACTTGTGATAATCTCCTGCAGCCGACCTCCCAACACACGAAAGACCACACCTGCCACAATGGTTTTGGGCGTGTGCTCCATTTCGGGGAGATTGGTGAGACAGAGAAGGATTGCATCACGATCCGCGTCGCAGAGCACGAGATCGGCACAAATGCGCTCGGCGATTCCCAGTTGGGTATTGAGAACGGACGACTCTTCATTTGTGAATCGAGTCAAGCCCTTGCACAGGGCCCGGATACTGACGTGAAACAGGGACGAAATCTCCTCATGTGTCCGCGTAGCACTGTTCTGACGGCATGCGATAAACACTGATCCCGCCATGAGAGCACGACGCGTCTCTCCCCGCGTCTTGCGAGCATCTTCCACCTTCTTGAAGAGAGAACATGCATCGAGGATAACTGCCTTGGGAAGGCCGATGCGGGAACAGCAGCCTTGAATGGCGTCAAAGATTCCCATCCAGGAACGCTCACCGTGGTTCGAAAAGGACCAGGAGGAGAGTTTGGCAATCGTCTTGGCCTCTTCCGACTGACCGGGAACACGCTTCCGCATCATCATGGAGCCATACGACGATCCAGGTAGAAGTTCATTTGTAATGGTTCCGGTACGGGAGGGATCGTCTTCAGTCGTCGAGTACATGCGCCACTCGGCACCCTCGTCAATGTGGCTTCCCAAGACGGTTCCACAGCATGTGCACGTATTCTCCCCCTCGCAAATATCAACGCTGTCGTGGATACACTGCATGTTGAATTGTTCAACTTCAACGCAAAGACTTCGTTTTCAGGGTCTTGTGTTTCCGGGTCTTGTGTTTCCGGGTCTTGCGTCTCTTTCCACGACCCAAGGATGGACGCTGTGTGCTCGGCAGAACAGCCGGTGCAGTTTGAGGACGCATGGCATACATTGGGGGAATCTGAATGGGCATCGGGCGCGGTGCAGGAGGATTCGAGTTCATTACTGTTAATGAGGAAGATTTAATAGGGTGGGATCGTACACCATGGGGCGGTAGTTTGTCACCAAGGGCGGGCGGTGCGTTCCGGATTTCTGCGCTTGCTTCACCCAGGACACTAACAAATATTTTTCATTGACGGGCCATACCAGGAATCCAGATTCTCCTAATGTCTTGAGAAGGTAGTCCCGGGCTTCAGCGAGTTGGTAGATGGGATACCCAAAGACGTACGGGGGGATTTCAAAGACGACATACGGAGCATTGGGAGAATGAATGGCGTGTTTCCGGATCTGTCCGTACAATTGTGCTAGAACAGGACGCATCGCTGCCATGCGTCGTTCACGGCGTTCTTCTTGCTCATCCCAGACATCTCGGGCTTTCAGCATATCTCGCTACTTCATCACAAGAGAATGTTTCCGTCACTTGCACTAGCCGGCGGCGGCATGCGAACCGGAATCATGTTAGGCGCCTTGTCAATCGTTGAACAAACAATAGGACTCGAATTCCCCGAAGGACTTTACGGTTGTTCTGCGGGTGCCGTGATTGCAACCGCACTTGCATTCCGGATTCCGCTCGCCAAGATCCGGGAAATGTTTGAAGAGGAGATTAATGCATCAACTATTCTTCCATCCATCGGATTGTCGTCCATCACTGGATTTACGACAATCAAAGGGCTGTTTCACATGAATACGTTAAAGGAGACATTGATCAAGGCATTTGGGCGGGCAGGTGTGGATCTGAAGGGCAAGTTGATTGAAGACGCCCCGCAAAAGATCTACATTATCGCATCGAACATGACGAAACGTAAGGCGACTCTCTTTACAGGAAAGGTCCCGCTTCTGGACGCCTTGCTATGTTCAATGTGCTTGCCGTACGTCTTTCACCCACAGGTGATGTATGACCAGGTCTTTATTGATGGCGGGCTGTATGCACACAATATCCATTCCGTAGTGCCGTCCGACTGTCTCGTTCTCCATATTACACGTGGCAATTATTACTTGACAGCGGAACGTCTCAAGTCAATTGATGTCATGACGTATTTTATGATCATGTATGAGTCGGCAAGCGCCATACGACTGCCTTTGAATGTAATGACATTCCGCAATGATGAGTTCGGAACGTTACAAACCCTGACACCTGAAAACAAAAAGAAGATGTTTGATCAGGGTGTTTCAGTTGCTAGCCTTTTCTTCGCCGAGCGTCCGACGAAGGAACCCGAGGAGCCCGTCCTTGGTGATGGGTCCGGAGTAATCGAAGAGGGACGTTGAAGTCTCGAGCTTGACTGTAGGGTACGCTTGCACCGAGTACAAGCTGCACGTCTTGGCATCCTGTTCGCAGTCGACACTCACAGCTTCGACCTTGGTGGTTCCGAACGGCGCCTCGAGCTCGGCCTTGAGCGACTCCCATTCGGGCTTGGCCTTTTTGCAGAATCCACACCAGTCCGTGTGGAAAAAGTACAGCTTGGCAGTTCCCTCCTTGGTCGGGCGCTTCGGTTGCTTCTTCCAAAAGAGCAGGTACACGATCAGTGCGAGTCCGAGGACGGCTGCGAGTTCCCACCACATTGTTGAAAGAGACCGGAAATTTTACGCTGTCGTTCAAACCAGAGTCGGTACGCCTCCTCTGGGGACACCTCCTCCTTCAGCTGGATCCAGGCAATATCCGTTGTCATACGTTCGGGTTCAAAGGAACGCGGACGAATGAGTTTCCATTCTCCCTGGTACCGCACAAGAAACATTGTACTCTTAAGAGGACAAGGCGGTAAATGGATGTGATGATCAAGGCAGGTGTGGCGATGGCTTTGAATTATGCGGTCCATTATGCGGCGATCAAGGCGTACGACCTTGCATGCATCCCGCCGACGCTCTGGGATATCCCGATGGGCTTGTTCGTCGCGGCAAGTCCCATGTGTTCCAGCTTACTGTCCGTTGCCTCCCAGACGCAGAATGCCTATTCTGCAGTGGTGACGACAACGGTGGCTCTTGCGTTAGCCAAAAAGATGGTTTAGACCTTCAGGCCGGCACCCGGGAAGCCGACCAGGCCGGCGCCGATACCGAAGCCAGCGCCCGTGCGGGCCGAGGCACCCACGCTCGGGGCGTAGATGTCGAGGAGGGCGAAGGTGGCCGTCGCGACGAGGGCGATCATGCCAATCTCCGACGCCTTCATCGTCTTCCCAGGGAGCACGTACGCGGCAATCGCAACCGCAAGACCCTCCAGCGCATACTTCACCAGGCGCATCAGCAGGTCGCTCATGTCAAAACCAGACGGGGTAGGCTTCGGCTTGGACTCCATTTTATTCAGATGTCACGAAGAAAATTTAAGATGCAGTGAAGCCACGGTACACACAATATCCTGCAACGGCCCACAGAGCCCACCAGGGGATATAGGCGGACAAGTAGGTGACGACAATGTAGAAGACAACCGCGTGCAGCAGCGCACTCCACACGACACCGGCGAATCCCGGGATCAACACGCCGGGTGTGAGGACAAACATGAGGACAGCCGATGTCAGGAGCGAATACATCGTTTGATAAGTGAAAGGATTTTAAGATGTGGATTGAAAAGCACTCATGCCGACCCGCGAGACACTGCCCAAGGAAGAGGATGGAGAGCGCGTGGATTACCTTGACGAGGACCCGGAGATCCCCACGCAGAAGTACTGTATCGTGTCCTTCTTGAGCCCGGAGAAGATCATCAAGCAGAAGCAGGAGTTCATGTTTGAGCGCTTTATCGAGTGGATGGATTACGAGTGGAAGGTCAAGGGCCTCGAGCACCTCATGGCTTTCATTTCCAAGAAGTACTCGATCAAGGTGGATGATCTCATGGCGGATGCGAATGATTTCGTGAAGGTCCGCAACGCCGAGGTGAAGGAGACGGATGTTCACGAGCAGTACCAGATCTTCCTGCTCAAGAATGAGAAGGATCTGCAGGAGATGTACGATAACAAGGTGGATTTCCGGACGAATATCCGTGGAGTCAAGGTGCGCCGGTGCTTTTCCTCGGTGGAGGAGACCCAGCTCTTTGCCAAGGTTCTCCAGCGCCGCTACCCCAAGGACAATCTCTACATTGGCAAGGTCGGCGCGTGGCTGCCGTGGGATCCCTCGGAGCACCTCATGCCGGAGGTGGAGTATGCCGAGCAGGAGCTGAACGAGCTGATGCGCAAGTACAAGGAGAATGAGGTGAACAAGGAGATGTTCTTTGCCGAGGAGCGGGAGTCGTCTATCAAGAAGCAGAAGGAGGAGAATGCCCGTCGCCGCAAGGAGAATGAGGCAGCCAAGGCCCTCGAGGATGCCTCCAAGGCGGTTCACCCGACGGAGGGTGCGATCCGCGACTAGTGTTTCAATAAACAGATACCAAGCACAATCAGTATAAGCCCGACGTAGTTGGTTGGATGCTCAAGTCGGTCTCCCAGCACAAGGTACGCAGCCAAACTCTCAATCAAGCCAGACGTTCCGTCCCACATGCCGTTCACATACAAGACATTGTCCGACCGCAGGCTCTTGATCAAGAAATAGATGACCCCAATGTAACCCAGTATGCCTCCGCCAAGATAGACGGGCTTATTGGTTTGCGCATACCATCTAAAGTTGAAGTCGCCAAACACCTCCACCGCCGACAGGATCAAGATATCTTGGAAGCCCATTTGTTTCTCTATGATAAAGTAATCATGTCAGATCTTGTTCATATTATATCACCTGCCGATGAGCCAAATGTACACTTTGCTGTAAATTGTAGGACACCGGATGGGTATATGCAGAGCATCTTTGTTGCGTTTTACAATGTGTCACTTGCCCCAGGAGCAGTTGCGGCCACTGACGAGTATGCAGAGACGCCGATCGGCACATATACACACGGTGTTCTTCGTCATCGTATTATATGTTTCATTGTGAAACAACCCGAAAACGACCGGGTTCCTATTTTTGTCAGACACATGGTTACAGGATTCAAAGGTAAAAACAAAATCCCAGTACACGAATATTATGGATTCACTCGAACCAACCATGCCAGTACAAGACCTTTTCTTAAGGAAATCTACACCCTGAATCAACGATCGGGAGGGGAAATACTGAATACGTATCTCTTTTCAAAGTTATACAAATATGTGAGGGTGAGTGATGACAATTCTTATCTAGTTGGTGGAGAGGACCCAAACCCGAACACATTTACATGGGTAGGAATCGACTATTTCGGTAGGGCATCGAGTTTGGAAGGAACGAGACGCTTGCAAGAATACACGGATGGTGCGTTTGTGTTTCCGAACTGCGTCTTTACAATGACCAAAGAACAAACAGATAGTGGATCGGCTATCTTGGTATACGGTAATCCGATTGCCATCACTGGACAAGAAGATACAACTCCCTTGGGACTTAAACCCGGATCCCTTCGTTTCATTTCGGGGTATTCTTCGAAAATGCTCGAAGGGTTCAAAAAGACCGGATACATGAACACTAAAAAAGTCGAGATACGAAATTCTCATTTCATTAACGGTATTGAAGGACAACGGGTAACAGGGACACAAGTTGTTCTCGATAGAAAACACGAGGTGGGTGGTGTCATGATTGTCCGGTCTACGAGTCCTTATTTGTCGTTGGACCAAACGTCACCTATGCCTGCCAGTACTGAACCCACAGAATTTCTTGGATTGTATAAGTTTCCAGGTGATATATGTGCAGCGCCATTAGTCAAGGCAGGTACTCCTAGAACTCAACCAGCTGATCTTGATTATGGACTTCATACACATCCGATTTCATGTTACGTAGCTTTCAAATGTGGATTTGGTCCGCCGTCACATGGTGACCTGAACGTTACACTCAAGAACCCATTCGATGGACAAATTGTCTATTCGTACGAGGGAGAGTGGATGATCCAGATACACCCGATTCTTAAATATTGTATGAAAGCTGGACAGGTCGATCCTGCAAGAGTCAAAAACTATGAGATCCCGTATGCATGGGAGGCAAAAAGTCGCAGTCGAGCAATTGAAATGTATAACACCGGGTACTACGTCCCAGGTAATAACCCTAACACAATGATAGCCGTACAAGACTATTTCAAGGTATTAGGGGAATTGCGGATTGTTGTATCTGGTATCGAACTTCCTGTGTTTCACGGCCAGTATCATAGACGAGTGTCTCTACCTGAACAAAATATCTACTTTGCTGTTCCGTCACAATCATTTATATAATATAGGTAATGGCAACTCCACCAAGAAGTGCTTCAAGTCCCGCAGGTGCGAGTCCTCCACCATCTGCTGTACGTTCGTCAAGTGGTCCCAAACCCAGAGACCAACTGCTTTCATTCATGACGATTCCTGCTGGATTTAAGGTATCTGATCTGGGTACGGCACTTCCCGAAATGCCTGAAAAGCCGTACAACTTTGATGCTGACAAGGAGCTCATGGAGAATATGATTGCGAATCTCGATACGAGCAGTCCACACGTAGTTGACATAGATGATATTGCTCCGACAGAACAACTACCGCTTACGAGTTATCCTGGGTTACGACCGGAAACTATTGCAGCAGAAACGGCTTCCATTCAGGCGGCAGAAGCGGCAAAGGCTGCGGCTGCTCCCAAGGGTGGCAAGCGTGCTAGGACCGGTCGGAAGCACCTTCTTTCCGGACCCAGACGGACGGCTCGGAACCGCGCTTCTTTACGGAACCGGCGGAGTACTCGTCCGCAGCTAATATAGCCGAATGGAACGGTTGATTGTTTGCCCACAAGGATTGGTCGCATAACCGGAACGGAGGGTGGTCGGACGCCTTGTACCAAAACACCTGATCCTCGAGCTTATTTGAATTGACGTTATTGCAAATGACCAGGCACTCGAAATTCTCCGTGCACTGGTCCATGAAGGTACAGAACATATCAAAGGTCGGAAACATACCCGCGTAATTCTCGTAAATCCTACGACGATTACCTAGGATATTCTCGCGCAGAATAAAGACGAAATCCACGTTAGTGCGGAGATTCGGCGTGATACCCAGGGGATACTGCATCGTGATCATGGTCATCATGTCAATGTGACGGCCGTTCATGAAGACGTACCGGGTCGATTCCTCCTTGATCCATGTTGAATCGTACAAACAGTCGTCGAGAATCAGGAACGCCCGGGGATCCATGCTAGAATTTCCACCTCGTGATGTCTTGTCGCGATTCCGGTTCTGTTTCACGTTCATTTGCCGCTTAATGACGCGCATAATGATCTCGGGCGAGTACTTGTCGTGGATGAATTTGGACGGTACCATATGCTGGAAGAACTCGTTGGCCACCTCTGTACCGGAAATCACCGTGCCCACCGGGAAGCACGACTGGGTTTCAAACAGGATATCTCGCACCAAAAAGGACTTGCCGGTATCCTTCTTGCCGATAATCACAATCATGGGACTCTTGCGCGAATCAATGTCGCAGCGTTCCTTGATCATGTTGATATTGAATTGACGAAGTTGGAAGTTCATTATCTATTCATTACCAATAAATATCAGTGGAAAAACTGCATGGGGGTACTGTGTAACGGAAATGGTCGAAGTACTTGGGCTGCAGTGAGTGTGTGATGTCTCCCAACAAGTGCGACCATGGAACTGGGTACCTACCACCGTACTCGAGACAGTCGCGGACAATGTACCGATGGCTTGTACGCAACGAGGGAAGGAGACTGTCCATCCGTTTGTGAAGCTCAATCCCCCATTCTGTCGTGTACGGAGTCCTGGGACGGCAAATGAAGGATCCATTTCCGAGAATTCTGGAACCATACACTCGACTCTCTGGACACCCAATGTGTGCAATAACTGGAATGGGATACCCATTCATCCATACTTCAGGATTGTCCATCTCCTTAAAGGCTTCGACCCATGAACCTGTCGGGTTCTTAATGTCTGCATACCCACCACCGTAATGATGCATGAGGTACCACCGCAAATAATCCGAACGATGAATTCCTGTCAAGTAGATGTAGCCTTCGTGAAGCGGATGATCGGGAAGAATGTACTCGGAAAGGTTGGCTTCTGTCACGAGCTTGAACTCGACACCTGGAATTGTGTGCAGTTGATCGATTGCCTTTTGTCGGTTGACACTAATAGGTACCGAATCCGCCCAAATTCCAAAAATCCACATTGTACCTTCTGCAGACTTCTGAACGTCTCGTCAGACCGCAGACTTCTCAAACCCCTCGGGATACACAATGGGCAAGGATCTACGAACACTCCCCATCGACTTGAAGCTTGGTCGACTCCCGAAGCTGGAAACAGAGGTATGGGGACTGCAAAAGCCGCAGCCCTTTTTCCCGTCTCTTGAACATCTCTTCAAGACGGAACAGCTCGGGGCCATTATGGAGGAGTTTGGGATCAAGCACCCTGACGGAATCGAATATATCGTCAATCCGGATACGATTTGGACACGTGATGGAAAAGAGGTTAACGTGCATCGCAAGACAACCATGATTTTGAGCCCCTTCAAGACGATGAAGGGCGAGTATGGACACCCGGGACTCCCCAAGTCGTCCGAAGTTGCAAAGGATATCTCCGATCGCCTGCAGAACCAACACACGGCTGCCTATGTGGGAGCCCTGACCGCTTCAGTCCTTGCATCGTGTCCCTTGTTTCCCAAAGTGTATGGCATTCTTGTCAGTCTCGCAAAGACCTTCGTCCTTGACATTTCCGACGATTACGAGGAGATTGCCGAACGAAAGTGGTTCCTGGACAATGTGGGAAAGACATTCGATCTCAAGGTTCGTGCCCCGACTGAATCGTCCTTTACGCACACACGAGGACAGCGTGCGTCGATTGTCTTGGGAGACAATGTGGATCTTGACTTTGAAGATGCAGCTGCAGATGAAATCACCGGAGAGCCGGCCAATGTCGTCGCAGTTGAAGAATACCTGCTTGAAAAGGAAGAGTCTGAAGAGGATATCTCCGATGATGAAAGCGATGTGTTTGACATTGAATCCTGCAAGTGCGAGGATGAGGATGAAGAGGCGGACGATGAAGAAGGTGAAGACGAACCGTTTGCCTGGGTGACATTCAAGGACGTTCCGGTTGTCACGACAGTCATGGAAACTTGCGCTGGAAGTTTCTACGATTTGATTGAGTCAGATTCTAACCCGGAGCATCACACAGCGTGGATGGCCCAGATTGTCCTGGCCCTTGCCTACGCTCAACGCACGATCGGCTTCACCCACAACGATCTCCACGGCAATAATGTCATGTACGTGGACACTACGGATGAGTTTGTGTTTGCAAAGCATGCGGGGCTCTGCTACCGCGTTCCGACATTTGGAAAGCAAATCAAGATCATCGACTTTGACCGTGCAATCGTATCAATCCGTCTTCCGGGAATGAAGGAGGCGCGGACCTTTGCAAGTAGTCAGTTCCAGACGGATGAAGAGGCGTGTGGCCAGTACAATCACGAACCGTACCTCGTTCATGATAAGCCGAGGATCCCCCCGAATGCATCCTTTGATCTTGCGCGTTTCGCAACTTCGGTGTTTTGGGACATGTTTCCGGAAGGCCCCGATCATGCGTACGACCATCCCCTCTTTGACATGATGAAGGCGTGGATGACGTGCCCTGACGGATCGTCGGTTCTCTACCGCGAAACACATGACAACCACGATCGGTACCACGGATTTGACCTGTACAAGGCGATTGCACGGTTCTGCACGAATGCCGTTCCCAAGAAGGAACTCTCCCGATTCCGTCAGTATTACGTGTCAGCAATCCCTATCGGTGTCCCTTTTTTCTCCATCGACCAGTAGTTTACGTATTGAAGCGCGAGCTCATATATGGATCCAGTGTATGCTAGGTATTGCGCTTATGTGCGCACGATCGTACAGACCCGTGAGTTGACCAATTTCAAGCGTAGGCCGTCATTTACGTATATGCTCGAGCATGTGTCGCCCACCGTGGGCCAGCAGTACTTTACTCTTCTCAAGACTATGTTTAACCTCTCAAATGCCGCTATCTACAGTTTTTGTGTTCGCAACGACCGGATTGGATCGCCGAGGTTAGTGAGTTATGAGGGACTTGCAGTCTCACCAAGTTCATTGCGCTACATTTGCCACGCGATGCTTGCATTAGCACACTGTCGACGGATTGGAAACCTAACCCCGTCTATTGTAGAGCTTGGGTGTGGGTACGGTGGTCTTGCGCTTGCAATCGCCCATTATGCTCCAATGTTTGGAGTGACGGTAAAGTCATACGCGATGATTGATCTCGATGAGCCGTCTGCTCTGCAGGCAGAGTACATGAGGAATCAGATTGTCCCGTTTCCCGTTTCGTACCACAGCGCGAGTACGTTTGGTAAGGATATCGAGGGAACGGATAACTTTTTATTGAGCAGCTACTGTTTCGGCGAGATTGAGCCACCCAATCAGCAAGAGTATCTCCGCGTCTTGTTCCCCAAGTGTTCACACGGGTTCATTCTTTGGAATTGGTGTAAGATCTTTGACATTGGAAAGGATGTTACCGTTGAGCCAGAGGTTCCACCGACGTGCGATCCAAACAGTACGAACCCGAATTACCACGTTTATTTTTGATCTATGACCTTACAATCAGTAAGTTGTTATCATATATATTGACCGAATGAGGAATGCAGACCAGTTCAAACGTCAAACTCGGATACTTACTACGCCAAATCTCAATTATATCTCTATACCTATGGATGCTAGTATTCGCGATGTCCTCAATTATGTAAAAACCGCCCGGTAATAGCTTGTGAATGCTATTCTCAAAGAAGGTAACATTTGCCTCGAATGTATGCAGTCCATCTTCGACAATAATCCTCATGTTAGGAAGCTCCTCCCACATTGTCTGGATCACATGCGGGTTGGTCTGATCACAATACATCGTAAGTATCCTATCCTCGCTGAAGAGGATATTGCGATCAATGTCGGCACCAAACACAGTTGCGTTCGGAAAGTAATCGCGCCATCCACGAAGAGAGGCTCCGGGCTTTCCGTTCGCACCCATGTTCGAAGGTAGTGCGACATTATTTGTCCCGAGTCCAAGCTCGAACACATTCATTTTTTCCGTAGAAAACGGCTGAAATAGCGAATGATATACGGGTGTGTACGAATGCCACGAGGTACCTGTCGTTTTCGGGCCTTTATCACTACCATATCGTTCCATAAGCTCACAAAGCGGTGTCCACATACTTAATCCTTCTCCGTTGAGCGTAAGCCTGGAATTTGACAGAACCTCTCGAACGATGGAAACGATGACGTAGGCGTCTTTTGGAAAAACACAGACGCCTGCTTCTCCACATGGTAGTCTTCGACAAACGGTCCACTCATGATGGTATATCCACACACGTCCGCAAGCTCACTGAAAAACTCCAGACTGTAATCGCACACTCCATGCTTGTACCAGTTATGAGTGAGTGGGACGCAGTGGTAATAGATCGCACTGTCATTGCCCAAGTCGTGAAGGTTCTTGAAGACAGCATACTGACTTGCCATCAGAGTTGACCAATCGCTGTTCTCGCCTACGTGCTCCGTGAAGCCGAGGTTCGTAAGGATGTCAAACTTTTCCGGGAAAAGACCACTAATGTCCGTTCGGACGTCAAGCCTATGTGCTCCATCACGACCGTTGTAGTCAACGGAGGTGTGGTTCACTCCGAGAAACTCGAAGAAATACTTAACGATGGGCGAACTAGGTTTGTACCCGAATGTAGAGAAGAACAGAGCCGCCTTCTCCATATTCTCCGTACCATAGATCTCCTGGTTTCCGAGTTCAAACATGCGAAGTCCTTTTAGGGCCTTTGTGCGGAACAAGACGGCTACAAGCTTCTCAAGGGTTGCCTTCTCGTATCCCATGATTTACATGTATAATGATTGTTCATCTAAACCAAATGTTACCCGTTGTTATTTCATTCGCGAACTTCGGATATCTTGATTTTGTAGTCAATATCCTCAAGAATGTTCAAGACGTTCTGAAGAACCACCGGTTTATCATGTATTGCATGGACCGTGAGCTTTTTGACGCCGTGAAGTCCTATTCGTCGGACCGCATTGAAATCGTTCTTCATGAACGCAACGTTTCAAAGGATCTAGTTGGATACGGGTCATCAACGCCCTTCTTAGAGATGATGCGAGTTAAGACGGAACTCATACTTGATGCTGTTATCAAGTATGGATATGTTCACTTTGTAGACGGCGATGTTGTCTTCTGCAAGGAGCCGACGGAGGAGTATTATTCAAAGTACGCCGACTACGATATTGTCTATCAACGCGATGCCCCGCCACCGAACCAACCATTCCACGAATGGACCTGTACAGGGAATTTTGTCCTACGTAAAACAGGTTCGACGATTCAGTTCTTGAACACACTTCGCCTCTACCAAGGGCGTCTGGAGATGAACGAGCAGGAATGTCAGCGCGAGATCTTTCGTGACGCAAAGGTTACAGATATTCGCAAGTTTCCGAACGTCAAGCTTACCGAGTTTCCAATGGAAGAGTTCACATGTGGGTATTGCATTACGCATTCTCTCGTGGACCCGGCGGGCATCATTGTGTTTCACGCCAATCACGTTAATGGAAAGGCGGCCAAGATCGATCTGTTGAAGCGAATTGGTAAGTGGTACTAGAACACCTCTAGAAATGAAAACCACTCGGAGATCGAGACAGACGGCGTATGCAAGACATAGTGGTCCGGATGTG